CATCATAATCATCATAATATGGAGCTTGAGAAAAGATCTTTAATGACATATTTTAAAAGCCTTAAATTTAATTATAGTTCTAATACTAGTTTAATGTCTTCTGTTTGACTAATATTTCTGTTTACAGGTGCTAAGTTTTCTACATAAACTAGTTGACCTGACATTGGTTCATACTCAGCAGTATGTATAGAATCAATAACAGCTGTTGCTGAGCCAATAGTTATAGCTTCACCTACTTGGAAAGTCTTAAATCCAGTAGTAGAGTTTTGGTGGAACTTAATCTTATTATTTGCTGTATCGATACTATCAACGTATGCACTAGCTGCTGAAGTACCACCAATCATCGTAGTATCTTTTGCTAAAGTACCAACTAAACTAGTATATGTTACAGATGATAATGCATTTAATGTTGAAGATGTTGCAGTGTCTGATGCAATCCAATAGTTGGCGCCGATGTCTGTTTCAAAAACGTCAGAAGTGTGATCTACATCGCAGACGTATGTAACATTGTTGTGTCTTATTACATCACCAGCGACATATGCAGTTGCAGTTACCCAAGCACCTTTGAAATCACCTGTTGTGTCTGAAACTTCTTTTGGATTTACGATGATACCAATCTGACGGAAATCATTGTCAACTAAGAAGTCACCAGAACCTTCATCAGCAACCAATTGAACGTCAGCCATCACATAGAATGCACCTAGCTCATCGACTGGGTTTGAACCATGACCACCTTTTGGTGTAATAACTGCACGTGCAGTTGCTGCTGTTCCGCTAGTACCGCCACTAAAACTTACAGCAGCACGAGTATAGTTCATACCAGGATTGTTTACTAAAACTTCAGTAACAGCACCACCAGCAATAGTAACGTTGGCAGCTAATACTGTACAGCCTTCACCATCACCAGTAATTGTTACAGTTGGCTTAGTAGTATAACCACTACCGCCATTTAAAATCTTAATGCGATGGATACCGCCATCAATAGCAGCTTGTTGAACATCCCATTGAATTGAGTCATCATCAGCAGCTAGTGTTTCTACTGCAATGAATGATGATGTATTAAATTTAGCAACTGATGCACCAGATAATGTGTACATGTATTTCCATTGATATCCATCAGCTAAGATGTTACCAATACCAGTTGATGAACCTGTAGGTTTAATTAATGAACCACTTGGACCAGCTTTAATACACTTATAGACACTTAATTCATCAGTAACAACATAATATTGTTTTGTGCTTAGCGCGCTGTCTTGGTCATCATACTCTGAATATGATTCACCAGAAATCCAGTTATAACGTGGAATAGCACGAGTTAAGTTAGTAGCAGCTAGCTTCTTAAGCGCTAATACGTTTGATTGAGTATCATACTCTCCAAACTGAGTATCTGTAGGAGATGGAGGGCTGCTATCACTAGGCCATGCGAAAGAACGGCCAATGAAAAGATAGTACTTATCTGTTCCTGTTCCGCTTAGCGCTGATAATAGGTTCGCAGCGTTTTTGTAACGAAATTTAGTTGTAATGATTGCAGCCATGGTTTGTTAATGTCCTTAAGGAATATATGATGTATTTATATCACTGAAAATCGATTTCAACGGTAGTTGTTGTTGGTTCTGTTAAATCAATGAGTCCAGTATATGCTACAGAGCTTAAGTCTGATGGTTGAGCATATACGAAAGTTTGTAATAGTGTCGTAGTATCCATATAGCCTTCACCAACATCAGTTTGGTTCAAGCTTGGTAATAAGTTAGTCTTCAAGCCTAAACATACGTCTTCTAATAATAGATCTGAATATTTGCCCACTAAATCATATAACGTAAACTTAATTTGATCTAGGTGAGCAAATGTTGGGCCAAGAGGTCTATCAGCTTTAGATATAAGAGCTCCAAGGTTAGTATTACCTAGAACATCTCTGTATGTAAATGCAACTCCTCGAGGGAATGCAAGGCTGTTAATAATAATTGGTCGAGTTGGTGATTCAGCAGCAAGAGAACCTGGTTGGACTAAAGGCGTTTTTAGTGCCATAAAGTCAGCTTTAGAAATAATATTAATTTGACCAAAGAACATAAAGCCTGCAGGATGCAAGACCTTTGTTACAATATCTTTCCAAATTTCAACTGATTTACTTGTCTTAATTACATAAGAATAGTCTTGATAGTAGTAACTATCTTGTAAGTATTTGCGATCTGATAAAAAGCCATTGTTATCAGAATAACGACCAGCTGCATTATTCCATGCTCCTGAAGATGGCTTAAGCATATCCACGCGTGGGAAATACAACTCAATTTGGTCTTGATATAAAAGGTTGAACAACGCTTCGTATGAAGGTAACGAACCTTTAGCAAGATAAAGATCCGTAATTTGTTTATATAATTTACGACGATCAACCCCAGCAACTACTGGAATTGGAGCGGCAATTGTTCTCTGAATATAAGGTATAAACTCATCAACTACGTTATCAATATTTCTAATATCAACAAGCTTGTTGATAATATTAGCTGGAGAAGTTGGAGTAGCTTGTTGCCACTCAAAATAAGCTTCCAGAAATTCTAAAAATTTATCATTCGTGCGAAGATGATCCGGCAAAATGGCATCAATCGAATACCAATCTGAGTATTTGGTCGTTAACCTATCTGTTAAAACGGTATATGGCATTTTTACTCAGTTTCGTGACGAGATGTTGTAGTATAACCGATACCAGCTGGTGTACCACCAGTTGCAATAGTATCAACTTCACCAGTAACAGTAACATCATCCATAACAATCTTAATTAATTGGTTACGTTTTGGTGCAATATCATTAGAGTTTGGAACGGTGGTAAATGTTATATAATCACCATTTATAGCTGAAGGAGCAAATCCTGTTAATACGACTAAACCTTCAGGCGCATTAATATATCCAACGTCTGAAATGGTTGTAATCTTTGTGTTGTTTAAGATCTTATATGCTTCTAATGTATGAGATCCACCAACATCGCTGTGTGGATCACTTGCACCAAGAACTTGTGGTTTATCTTGCAAATACATTTCAATACCGTTGTATGTGAATGATGTTGAAATTAATACCTTTTCATCTGATCTTGTTGTGTATAATGGGGATGAGAAGACAATATCATATCGTCTTGGAGTATCAATAATTGGAACAAGACGTTTAGTCATATAAACACGAACAGTACTATTGAGGATAGATGGATCGCACGTATCAATCAATCTAGTAAGCTTAGAATGACGGAACACACCATCAAATTGTTGTAATTCAGTATTATTATAATTTTCAATTGTATCAGTTACAAGTTGTTTTAATTCACCAGCTGTTAAAGATGTGAGAGCTGGATTATACTTGTAATATACTTGTAATTTAATATATGTGTATTCTGGATCAACAATCTCAGGTGTAATAGAAACGATATTACGTGGTTTTAAGATCTGATCTTTAATCTTTTGTTTTTCAACTGCATCTAATGCTTCACCGCTCTTAGGTTTGATAGAGATATAAGCTTTACCGTATTGTGGAGGATCATTTTGTTCTCCACCCCAAACCGTGATCGATTCAACGTCTGCATAGTTTTCTAAGATAGCTGCACGATAATCATCAGGTGTAACAACTCGGTTTTGAGCAATGAATGTTAAAGGAGCATTAAATTTAATAGATTCTTTAGATTCACGATCTGAACCAGATTCAGATCTAGTTAGTGTTGAAATAGTAACGTTTGTGTTACCTTCAATAGTACCGCTTAATGTGAAAGCTATAGCTCCATTACCGTCAGTACCATCCGTAGATAACCACTCAAGCACAACAACGTTTCCACCTGTTAATTTCTTAGATGTAATACCATCACCAAAATAAACTTCGAAACGCTCTGAAACTGCTTCTTGTAAGTAATAAGCTTTAGAAGCATAATTTAGTTTAGTAAAGTCTTTAGCTAGAGTGTACACGTCAAAAGCTGATGCAGATTCATTTTCTTTAACTTTAACAATAATAGTATTTCTATCAGCATTTAAATCTTGGATTTCATAATATTGGTGATCGTCAAAAGAATCGACAACATAGAATGTAGATTTTAATTTACCTTGATATAGTGTGACATTTGAAAACTTATATACTCCACTAACTGGAGTGATAGTTTGGGTATCAAGAGTAGTAAACACATATTGCTTATCATTAATAGTAGTGGTAAATTCTGTCCCGCGATTAAGCGTTAGCTTTGATGGAGATCCAACAGGACTATTAACAGTTATATCAACTGTTGCAAATGCAGCAGTCTTAGAACGAGGAACATAACCCAATAATTTTGCATGTGATACGATGTTTGAACGACGATCAGCAGAATCTAAGAACACTTCATTAATTGCCATATTAGCATTAACAGCATTATAATGTGTATTGTAGGCAAGCAAGTCTAATAGAACTGCCATACCTGATCCTTCAAAATCATAATCAGTAAATTTACCTTGATTCTGAAGAGATTTAAGGTGGTTCTTTAGATTGTCCTTAATTTGGAAAAAATCTAGTTCGGTTACCTTGAGTGCCATATTATCTTATTCTCTCTAATACAATCGTTGTTGTTGCTACTTGTTCAGTAGACAATATTTGGAATTCTAATGTTAGTCTATAGGCATTTTGATCTTCAAAAAACTCTGAATCTATATCAAGAATACGTACTCTTGGTTCAAAGTTTGTAACAACACGACGTACTGCCTCTTCAATGCCATGAATCGTAATCTCATCAGCAGGTTCAAATAATAGACCGCGCACTCCAGAACCAATTTCTGGCTGGAACGGTCTTTCATTAAAATTAGTTAGTACTAAATTTACCACAGATCTTTTAACTGCATCTGTATCACGTAATGGATTAAGATCACCAGTAACTGGGTTTGCTCTAAATAAAAGATCTAAATCGGCATAAGTCGATTCTCTTCTGCCATACGTTAGACTGCGCATCGGCGCAGGAGCAGATGGATCTGTTATTTTTAGTGGTAAGTCTGATAGATTTTGTGATCGCATGGTTCTATTTATTATGATGTGAATGCGCTATAAGCTTTTTCAGTAAGTTTTACGCGTTGTTCATACCCACCAACATATTTTGGTTCAATATTTGGTTTTCCAGCGTTAACGATTGCTCCGCACTCGCCCCAAAGTTTTTTATCGGCATAATCAGAGATATTTTTTGTTTTAAAATACCAACAACCCGTTTCTACTGCAATATTTTTATCTGTAACAACCAAATCCGGATTTTTTACTAAACGATCATCACCAAAAAATGCTTTAGACGCTCTTAAGTAATTATCCTTAAATGTAAGTTGTTTTAATCCACGACCACGATACTTCCAACCATCACCTGGTTCTGGATCTAATAATTTACGCGCAACCATATAGATGATATTGGCTACATATTCTGGTCCTTTTGCAACTGCAGCTTGAGCATCTTCAAACGTTGCAAAACGCTTATTGCCAGGGTTTAATTTGTTATAGATGTATTTTGCATCGTATTTAACTGTCTCTTCAATTATTTTCCAGCTAGTCTCAACACCCACATTACCAACAAATGCTGCTACTCGTTCTGGCGTAGTAATATTATATTTTGGTAACATGGTATTAAGATATTCATACCAATCACCGGCTGCAGTACCACCAGCTTTAATAAGTTTTTCTTTAGTAAATGCAAATGTAAATCCAGCGGCAGGTGGTGAAGATGGTTTTGTCTCGACAACAGGATCTTTTTTAGGAGTTGCTGGAGGAGCTGGTTTTGGTTTTGGTTTATCATATACTGGTGCACCGGTAGTATCTGTAACAACCATTACATTGCCATTAGAATCAGTAGTAGTCTTAACTTGAACTTCAACGTTAGGAACTGCTGGTACTTCTTTTCCAGTTACAGGATCAATCTTCTTTTCATCACAAATATTTGATACGATAGATTCTAATGAAGTCTCTGATAGTTTCTGTTGCACATTTTGGAAAGCTGCACCAACATTTCCTAAAGCAGTATTAAGTTGTGCAAAGATGTCTTTATTACCTTGAGCATTTAAACCTGCGGGTTTAGGGATCTTTGCAATAATAGCATCTAAATCTGGTACAGCTGTACCAAACTTGGCTTTTAATTCTGCGACTTTAGCTGTATATTCGTCTGGTGTTAAATTAGGAAGATTAACCAACTCTTCGCGCAAGTTGATTGAAGGAAGTTGTGGCACATTAACTTCTTTCAACTTATTTTTAATAGTATCAGCAATAGAACCAATATCGCCAATACCATTTAAACCTGTAGCGATCTTTTCTTTTAAACTGTCTATTCCTGCCTTAGCTTCATCTAAGGCAGCATTAATTCCACATGGAGATGCCATATATTATCCCTTAGTTTAGATTAATCTTAGAAGCACTAACACCGAAATCACCAGTAGAAGTCATGTTAGTAGTAGTATCAGAAGTCCAAGAATTAGAACCAGCTGAATGTTCAGAGAAGCTTCCACCGACCTCAATATGGAAATTACCAACAGTGGTTATAGTCATGTTCGCATTGCACTTGAGGTTCCAATCTGCTTCAGAACCAAACTCTAAACCGTCTTTTGATAAGAATCGTTGAGTTGAATTTGTTGATACTGACTGTGCACCATTTGAGAATGTGCTCATAGTATCTAAGAATACATTATCTACTTTTCCTGTTACCATTAGTGATGATGTTCCACCAATTGTCTCTGTTTTATTAACATCTATTAACAGCGTTTGATTCTTACCGACACGAGTCAAGAAATCTTCTTTAACGTTTAAGTTAAAATTACCAACAGTTTCAATTGCATCATTCTGTGATATCTTAGTATATCGATTGCCATGGACTTTTAAGTTATAGTCACCCATAACTTCCATCACATAATCGCCTTTAACTAAAACACGCTGATCGCCTTCAATTGTAATGTTTTGTGTGCCACGAATTAAGATATTGTCATCATAAACAACGATCGTATAATTTTCGCCCGAAACTTTAGTTACCTTGTCACCATCTGGGAATATCTCGTAGAATGTACCTGCAGGATGATGCTCAACAATCCGCGAGTTATTGTCAGTATCATCAATTTCGCGGATGATGCCTGTTTCACTCTCAAATGTGTGAACGAATGGATATGTTCCTTTAACTCCACGACGTGGTTCTGGCTCTTCCCATGAGCCCCTAGATTCTTCTGTCGAGTCACTGACAACTGTAGGAATATGAGGTTTAGTCGCTTTCTCAATCCCTTTAATCTGCTCTTGATAGCGAGAATAATAAGATACGTGATCTTTCCATTCATTTCTCGCTACTTTACTTACATCAGTCTCATTATACCAACGAGGATAGCTACCGTTGAAATCTTTAAATGCGTTACGATCACTTATATTTTGAGTTGGATAACCATGAATAGAACCTAAGATAATAGGATCTTGACAACTATCACCATCTGCAAAGAATCCAACTACCCATGAACCTTCAACTAAACCGGTTGGTGACCAACCCAATCCTGATATAGAAGCAGAAGTTGTAGGCATCATTGTGTGTGCCCAAGGTAAATCGCTTGTTCTAATCTTTGTTGTATCATCTGTGTGTAAACCAAATATACGAACGCGCACCCGACCCATTTCTTGTGGATCATCACGATCTTCTACAACACCAGTAAACCAATTCATGTAATTTTTCATTGTTTATCCACGCTTCTTAACTTTCTTGCCAAGAGAATCTCTGACAACATCCATAATAATACTATACTTACCATCAACCATCTTATGGTGCACATGCATCACCAAATACTTGCCTGAAATATATTCATTGATATCTTTTGTAGAACCATGGATAGAAGGTCTATCACGATCTACTTCAAACTCGATAACTTTACCTGGAGTTAGATCAGTTCTACCACGAACTACCATACTCATAGTAGTTAAACCAAGTTGATAGACATATGGATCAGTCTCTAACTTTGTAAACTCTGCTTCATTATTATAGTTATTATATTGTTCTTTACCAAAAGCTCTTGAGTTCTTATTTACAACATGATGAATAGAATCATATTGATTAATTGATTTATCATTTATTTTAAAATTATCATTAATGAATGGCACTTTATCTAGGTGACTCTTCTTTTTAAAATCTTCTAAATAATCATATTTTAATAATTTATATGTGCGAGTACCAATATCAACAGTATGCATGCCAGAACCAAATGTTCCGCGCAACGTATTCTTATAAGTGTTTGAATAATCTTTTATATCATATTCTATAGCTACGTTAAAAGTAGCTTGTTGTTGGCCTGCGTCATCTTTAGCTGCAGTACCACCTTTATGCACAAACTTATTATAAGTCTTTTTATTAAACATAGTTGTATAAGACTCTAGTTTGTGACCATCAATAAACGTTTCATAGAAAGCAAATGGAGTTTGTTTAGTATCCATCGCTTTACGTGTTAACCAATCAATCGCTTGGAATGGATTCCAATTTGGGATAACCACTTTATAGTTACCATTAGTTTCTTCAAGCGTCTTTACTTTACCTTTTAGGTAATCACGCATGATATCATCAATTGCTTTGGAAACTTTACCTGTATATGCTTGAGACACAAGCACCAAACTATTCATCATCTGTTCAGGCGTAATTAGTTTGAGTGTATACATCGACGCTTGATTATTGGCACGAAGATAGTTGGCTACTGATGCAACGTAGAAAGTCTTCTTGATCTTTTTACCCGCTTCACTAATAACCATATCAATCTTTTCTTGCCCCACGATTGGTGCTGTCTCTAAAAAGTTAGCAGCATCAGATATACCAAGTTCTACCTTGATATATGGGCTCATCAGTGATTCGTAGATATCGATCGATATTACTAGATCTTTAATCTCTAATTTTTCACCAGTTGATGATGTAAGTTGAACGGATTCAACTGAATAGTCAAATTTACCTAATGACATTATTGCTCGTCTGGATTAATCTGTTTATAGAATTCGTCTGCAACATAACTTATGTATTCTGGTCTAATAACGCGTATATCTGTTTTATACTCGTTCCAAATACGTTCATGCTCAGCGTTAGTAACTGGATATGCACCTGGATAAGTTCTTCTTACCCAATTTCCATCAGCATCTTCAAAGTGTTGAGGCGCATCTTTATATGCGATTTGTGCCTTAATAGTAGTAGTATGACCAGATGTTAAACCTCTAATAAGCTCATCATCCTTAAATGTCTTACCATTAATCGAATCAAACTTAATCACACCAAGATTTGTTTCTTTTTCTCTAATATATCCAGTTGCACCAGAAATAGATCCCTGAATAATCTCACCCTTTGTAAACTTAGCTCCAATATTATCATTAGTCGTCAAAACATATCCAGCATATTTTGTGTTAATCTTATTTTCCATCTCAGCACGTGAACATGGCCAATCAGCAAAACTATTAACTATGTCTTCATTAATCATGAAGAGTGTCCAATAATAATCTGTTGTACCATATAATTTCAGTGATACATGATCTGGCCTTTCACCATCTTGTATGTGATAGCTCTTATACATTAAAACAGTATCACGAAGATTATGCTTAATGCGAACTGACCTAAAAATATCTGTTACTTCTACAGGTTTATTGTTTGCCAATACATCATATTGCATTGTAGGAAAACCTTGGAAGAAATATGACATAATTAATAACCTCCAGAAAGGATGAGATCTCTGTTGAGTGCTTTGCTTTCTTGGAAAGTCAATGAGAGATCAATCTCGGATGGCATACCATCTTCATAGAATGTTGCGCTTGTAGAATTATAATTAACAGTCACAGCTGTAAGATATGAGTCCATCATCTTAATCATGTTTCTATTTTCTTTACCACCAGTTAAGTATGTAACTTTAAATACATCCGGGAATTTGAATGTAGACATATTAACTTGATCTGAACCGCTACCGGTGCCAAGTTGTGGATATGCAGCAACTCGGAAAAATTGAACGATCTTAATAATTTGTTGTGCCTCAGCTTTTGTGCGAGGATACATTTTAAATTGGAATTGGAATTGACGAAGCGCAGGAGATTTAAATAGCATTTGTGTATGTGGGTTTACAACTTCTCCACGATTGATGATAGCTTGATTTGCCGCTCCACCAACCATGCCTTTACTTTGTGCAACCTTTGCTGTACCAGCTGCAACTGCAGTTTGTGCAACTCCTTTTGCTTGTCCTTTTAGCGTATCAACGAATTCGCCAGGAGAAGCTGAAGAACCACCTGCCTTCATTATTTCTCCGCCAATACCAGTATCAGCGTTATCATAGCTTAATGTATCAGCAACGCTTATTCCACTAGGCATATATAAAGTTACAGAGCCGAGCGCAGATTCGGCAAATTTAGCCACGCGAAAATCAAGCACACTGCTTCTTTTAACACGTGCGATAGCCTCAAACTTAATCACGTTTTGATGTTTTTGGATATCGCCTAATGGATATCTTAGTTGTGGTGCTTGACTACCAAATGGATTTACGAAGTTTAATGACGATAGAGTATTCTTAACGAAGTCTCCAACACTGTTAAACGTAGATGATATGTCATTTAATGGGTTTGCCATGCTATGCCTTTTGAATGATTCTTTTTACATACGGACTCTCTTATTTATATGGCTACATACAAAGGTTTTTACAGAGTTAAGAATCCAGCGAAATATGAAGGCGACTTCAAAAACGTTGTTTATAGATCAATGTGGGAACGCCAAGTTTTCAGATGGTGTGACGAAAATAATCAAGTGCTAAAATGGTCTTCAGAAGAGACCATTATCGACTACTATTATCCTCTTGACAAAAAATGGCATCGTTATTTTGTTGATGTAAAATATACCACTGCTCAAGGTACATTTTTAGTTGAAATTAAGCCAAAATCACAAACACTACCACCAAAGAAACCAAGTAGACAAACCAAGCGTTACTTGGAAGAAGCACGTACTTATGTCAAAAATCAATGTAAATGGAAAGCTGCAACTGACTTTGCAAAAGATCGTAATTGGCAGTTCGTTATTTGGACAGAAGATACGATTAAATCCATGGGCATCCGGTTACTTACATAAATAGAAGTATGGCAACAAAAGCAAAAAGTTTATTTGATAAGATGCGCGATGGCATGACTGCCATTGATCGCACCAATGCGTCTAAAAAGTGGTTCACTGAGAAGGTTAAGTCTCTCAAAGGAAACGTCAATGCGATGCAATTCCTTAAAGATCCACACTTTATTAAAAAGACGACTTTTAGACCAGGTTTCATGTATCATTTTTTGTATGAAGCTAAATATGCAGAAACTTTACCATATTATGATCGCTTTCCTTTAGTCGTAGCGGTTGGCCCAGCTCCTGGCGGGTTTTATGGCATCAACTTACATTACATAGCGCCAGCGTTGAGAGCACGCTTTTTAGATAGGTTGATGGATACAACTAATAATGAAGCATACGATGAAACTACTAAGTTTAAGATTAATTACAATATCTTAAGTTCTATGAGTAAGCTTAGAGCTTTTAGGCCATGTTTTAAACACTATCTCTTTAATCAGATGACTTCTAGGATTATGATGGTCCCAGCATCTGAATGGGAGATCGCAATATTCTTACCAACTGAAAAATTCATTGGTGATAACAAGAGAAACGTTTGGAGAGAGTCTAAACGCATGATAACAGGATACAGAGCATAAAATGCCAGAAATCGATAAGTTCAAGTCAGTCATATCTAAGCGAGGAGGTCTTGCACCAGCAAACCGTTTCGCTGTTTATATGGCTTTACCATTAATTAGCTTCGATCCGCAAAATTTGATCGCAAAAGTGTTCAATCAAGGCACTGCAAGTCCTTTTATTAATGATCCGCGTGATATTTCGATACTTTGTGACTCTGTAACGCTTCCGGGACGTCAAATTACGACCCAGGAAGTCCAAACTAACTTATTGGCAGTAAAAACGCCTTATACGTACATCAATGATGACGTAACAATGAGCTTCCACATCACAAATGACCATTTTATGAAGAAATATTTCGAAAATTGGTTCAATAGGATGTTCGATCGCTCAAAAATGACGATGAAGTATCGTTCACAGTACACGACTGACATCATTATTCAACAATTGGATCAAAGAGATGTCCCAGTTTACACGGTAACGCTAAAAAATGCGTTTCCAACAAGCATTACATCGTATGAATTGACAAACAGCGGTGAAAATCAGACTCAAAAGCTTACAGTTACTCTTTCTTATGAAGATTGGAGCGAAGAGGGTTTTGTGGAATCAGTCCTATCAAAGGGGAAAGTATTACTCGGCTCAGTTGGCCGAACATTTGGCTTATAATAATATTATTGGGAGTATATTATGTCTTTACCTATTATTTTAAACACACCGACGTATGAAGTGGAATTACCATTAAGTAAGTTAACGGTGAAATATAGACCATATTTGGTCAAAGAAGAGAAGTTATTGATGATGGCGATGGAGTCTCAAGATCAGAAAATGATCATGAAGACAGTCCAAGACATCATTGAAGCATGTACATTCGGTGAAGTGAAGGCAAAAAATTTGCCAACAGCTGAACTTGAATTAATGTTCTTAAAATTACGCACAAAGTCAGTCGGCGAAACGACAAATGTTGGCTATGAGTGTAAATCTTGTGGAACAAAGAACGAATTATCCATCAACTTAGAAGCGGTTACACTTAACCAAGACAAAGTTGTTGATAGTAAGATCATGTTAACAGATACAGTTGGTGTAATTATGAAGTTTCCAACATCTGATGACGTGGCAAAAGTACTAAATTCTAAAGATGGCGAAGTGAAGAATACATTTGCTATCATCAATTCTTGCATTGAAGCAATCTTTGATGATAATGGTGTGTATGAAGCAGCTAACTTAGATAAAAAAGAAGTAGAGACGTTTGTAGAATCATTGAATTCGCAACAGTTCCAAAAGATTCAAGCATTTTTTGAAGGAATCCCAAGACTGTCGCACGATGCAAGTTTTGACTGTGAAAAATGTGGAGCTCATAATAACTTAGTTATCGAGGGTCTCCAAGCTTTTTTCGCATAGCTCTCTCACATGAATCCTTGGAGAACCATTTTCGAGGAAACTTCATCATGATGCAGCATCACAAGTATAGTTTAACTGAACTAAATGAGATGTTACCATGGGAGAGAGAAGTATATGTGGCTATGTTGATTGAATATGTTAAGGAAGAAAACGAACGTATTAAGAAGGCAAATCAAAAATACCACTAAGGAGTAATAGATGGCAGACGAACAGAAAAATTATAACGATATGTCTGATAGCGAAAAGAAAAAAGAAGATTGGATGAATTCCAAATGGCGTCCAGCCATGGGTTGGATGTACATGGCTGTTTGTATGTTTGACTTCATACTTGCGCCAATTTTATGGGCAGTAATCCAGTTCTGGGAAACACAAGCAGCGAACGATGCATTCCGTCAATGGCAACCACTAACACTACAAGGTGCTGGTCTTTTCCATATGGCTATGGGTGCAGTATTAGGTCTTGCAGCTTGGGGTAGAACACAAGAGAAATTAGGCGGAGCAAATAACGGCGGAGTTACAACACCAACTCCTTCAATCCCAACACCACCATCTGTCGGTGCTGATACACCTGCAGTAGTAGTTCCTAAAGTACCACCAGTTGTGGCTCCTCCAAAGATCCCAACAGTTTAACAAGGTTAAGTAAACATGGCTAAGAATAAGTACGTCACATCAGGATCTAATATACAAGAACTGATCTCTGCTGTACAACAATCCAATAAGATCCTAGAAGAGACTCAACAAGATAACCTAGTTGAGAGCTTTGCTATGAAGAATATCAACAACGTCATCGTTGATATTGGTGAATCTATCTCTGCTATTGAGAAGATCATCGTCGGTAAACACATGAAGGATCTTGAAAGTGTTCGTGAACAATCTAAGTACAATGATGATCTACTTAAAGCCATTAAGGATTTAAAATCTAATAAACCACCTACTGACAAAAAAGAAGAAGGTGAATTCTCTTGGCTTGGTCTTGCCGGTTCATTGATTGCTGGATTAGTCATGGGTGGTATTGCCTTTGTTACTAACTATGTCAAAGGCTTTATTAAGTTTTGGACCGCTACTGCGAAAGCTCTAAAAGTAGACGGTCTAATTATGAAGGTGTTTACATTAATCCAAGACGGGTTTATATTCATAAAGAACCTAGTCAGCGGAGGATTCTCTAAAGCATGGGGATTCATTAAAGGATTCTTTGGAGAAAGTAAGTTACTAGGTAGCATCGGCGAATTCTTCACCAAAGTATGGCAAGGCATTAAGAACCTATTTAAGTATGAAGGTCTATTAGACGACTTCGCTGCCCTATGGACTAATATCAAAGGCATCTTTAAGATGATCTTTGATCCAATTGGCAAATTGTTTGGCGGTGGCGGCGGTGGATTTATAGATGATATCGTCAAATACATTACTAAAGCAGCAACGTTCTTTAAACCTATTACAGGGTTCTTTAAAGTATTAGGTTCTATCCTTGGTAAGTTAGCATATCCATTACAGATCATCATGTCAATCTGGGACACAGTATCAGGTGCACTCGATGGTTGGAATAATACCGAAGGCGGATTTATGGATAAGTTATTCGGCGCAATTAAAGGCGGTTTAACTGGTCTATTGAATGGCTTGATTGGTGGATTACTAGACTTACTTAAAGACGGTTTAGTATGGATCCTAGATGCATTAGGCTTTGATAAGGCAGTTAAGTTCTTAGAGAGCTTCTCATTCTCTGACCTAATTGGTAAGCTAGTCGGCGGTTATGTTGACATGATCAAAGGCATGGTTGACTGGGTTATGGAGTTATTCACCAATCCTAAAGCAGCGATGGCTAAGTTAGCAGACGGCATAGGAAAGCTTGGTGATATGGCTAAGAACTTCCTTAAAGGATTATTAAAGTCAGTACTGCCTAATCCACAAGGCGGAGTCATGGAGAAGCTAGCAGCTAAGGCGATCCCAGATTCTGTGTATGAATTTGCTGGCCTAGATCCTAAGACAGGTTCAGCATTGAAAGAGGCTACATCAGAGAATACTGCTGCAACTGGCGAGAAGATGGTAAATGAAGCTGTTGCTGCTGGTAAGAGTGCAGTACAAGGTGTGGTTAATGCAGGTCAGACGATCATCAATAATGGTAATACTGCTATCGTCTCTGCTAAGTCTAAAGTCCATGATATGGAAGATATGTGGGCACGAGGCGGTATGAGTATGATGGGTGCATAACACTTAATCAGGCATAAGAAGAAGGGACCTCACGGTCCCTTTTTTACATCTTAACCTTTGCTACCCCTTCCCAGGGGATACCGAACATCATCTCACCTATATTAGTAGGGAACGGAGCCCCGAAAGCTAGGATATACTCGACGTCTGTATCCTTCAGGCCAGTGTTGGCCGCGCCGATAGTATAGGATACCTTCCCATCTACCTCATACTTAATTAACCCCACGGTCTGAGGACCACTAAACCATACTGCATCTATGTACTTCATCTGAATACGCTCCAATAATCTAATATGATCCATGTCAATAATAGTGCAATCAAAGGACTATCATTCCAGGCAAGGATCCCGGGCACCACAAAAACTAACCACTTCAAGTACTTATCCATACGCGCGCTCCTTATATTACCAGGCAGATAGCCGGCTCACGAAATTTTTACTGTAGTACATCTATTATACCATAGAAATAATCTGCTGTACATGGTACATCCTGTACCCCACACTGTTATTATGCTGTATCCCATTATAGGCAATACTGATATATTCTGTAGATAATAGAATGCATCAACCAGGGAGGGATCAATGTGAAGGTTGTACGGTATCATCTATGGGATACAGATCGGGCCAGGGGAATTTTTCTAGACTGAATCCTGGGGAATAATCTGCATCCCCCCGGGATTTTCCATGAACTTAGTAACGGATGCATACGGCTGAACCGAAAGGGTAACCAATAGATGGTCTCCTTGTTATATGGAACCTTAGTATAGATGGTACCTAAAAGGATACTACCTATCCTTAATCTCTACTATACTGCTTTTCCAACTGTAGTCCCATTTTGTATTATCTACTGGTGGCTGGTACACCTTATGAACCCTGACTGGATGCATCCATCTGTATAACTCCTGTTGGGCATCTATGAGTGTGGCCAACAGGACCAATGTGATACAGATATAGACCGACCAATGTAGGCGTTGTATGTCCTCATCCATTAGATGATCCTGATCATCCATTTTTAAGCACCTGTGTTATGACATCCTCTGATGTGTTGAGTGTATTGGCGATGGATGGGACGGACATACCAACAGAGGCATATAGTCTGATCTGCTGTAGGAACAGGTCAAACTCATTCTCCTCCCAGATGGATACGATCCGCTGCCTGTCCATGGCCATCTGCTTCTTAGACCTGTATCCGCTCATATCTGACCTGGCCTGAGCTCGACAAATGTACGGTATCTGGTGTTGAACTGTATCCGATTCCGGAATTCAACCAACTCCCTTGTACCAGCCTTGATGTATCCGTACATCCATTGTTTATCATCTGACAGGACATAGGCATGATTCTGCTGTGGGACCTGCCAGTCCTTGGTCGTCTCTCTGAATAGCTTCACGTGAATAGCC